TTGAACCTGCGAGTATAGTCTGCGCTGGGACAATTTTCGTCAAGCCAACGCTCAAACTCGTCAAAGTCTTTTGACATGGCATCGTCACTGTAGGGATATGCCCAACAAGTCCAGCCTCGAGGTGGAACAACCTCCCCAAAAGGATTGCCAGGATTAACAGCAGTAATGCCATCACTATAACGCCAGTGATGAATACTGACTTTCATCCGTGTGTGCCTCCCCAAGTCAATTGACACAGTAATCTATCTTCGTCTCGTAAAAATCTTATCATTGTTATGTTATCATACCTACTTCTGACGTCGCTGACATCCTGTGTATTTAAGATCCATAAATCACAGTCTCCATGATACATGTCTGTCCACGAGTGTTCTGCTCTGGTAGTAAGAACTATAGGAGAAAGATTTTCACAGAGCCATTCAATAACACTTTCCTCATCGGCATCGCCAATATACAAGTGATAAGGCAAGTCACCGGGCACTGGTTTCATAAGCCAAACCTCAACATAAACATCATGCGATCTTCTTCAGAATCAAATGCAATTACCATGCCCTGTAGATGTTGCACTCCTCTAGGCAAGTTTTCAGTCATCCAAGTTTCTATTTCTTCTTGATTGTTGCACCACCATTTATGATCAGCAACAAACAACATAGGTGTTTCATGTAGGTGCCCAGGCACAGGAATTAACCTCCCAATATTGTTGTCGTTATTCATTGGGCAAATATTCAACCCGGTCTAGTGTTGGGCGGCCTTCTCCTGGCGTTGGCAAATTACTCCAAGGTTGACCAACCAAATCAGGATTTGGAAAAACTGTAATAGCATTGCCAACGGTAACGCTACCAACATCTAAAACCTGGCACATGATACCAATCTGCATTTCTCCTAGGGCATTGATCTGCTTTCCCACAAGCGAATACGGTCCTGGTAATGACATCGTTGTTAAATCTTCAAAGATTCGTCGACAAAAACTACGCCTTGCCTGAACTTTTAATCTAACATCATTGATGACAACAATACTACCATATCGTATTTCATTTAAACGTATGCCTTGGGTAGTTATGTTTTCTCCTAACCAACCAGGTTGTAAAATTTCTAGGTATGTTCTAAGCGAACGTAAACGATTTATTTCTTCAACTTCATACAAACTTATTTGCTGAGTTTGTATTACACTACCACCCTGTGTTTTTATTAGATGGTCTAACTCTGGATATTGATTTAAATTCAATCTCTTATCCAGGTCATGATCTAATTTGTATTGAAAATGATAGTCGCCTACTACACCACCTGGTGCAAGATCAATTGAACCGTTGGAAGTTTTTTTAATGCTATTCTGTTGCTTTGTTGAACTCAAACCAACATGAACCACTTTACCTTGTTGAATTTGATCTTCGCGGGTCATTGCAACAATCTTATTAGGTATACTCTTATTGCATCAAATAAATCTGGTTCACCCCAGAACAACAGCATCAATACAACAACAATTAACAAAAATGACCAGTCACTTTTCATTGCATTATCAGTCTTATCAACGCCACTGTATCAATGGCCACCAACAGTAGATAGTTGGCCAACATGCCGGTGCTACCACGTGTTTTTGCCGCCCAGGCAAAGATTGCACACTGAGCAATGAAGATAGGATATAAAACTAGAAATGGTGGATTAGGTAGTGTCACGCCCATGGTCACAGCACAGCCAATGCTCATGACCCAAGCAAGTATTTCCAGCACACATCGTGCAGGGTTTTCTTGCCAGTCTTGACGCACATAGTCTCTGACACTGACCAATAGTGATTTCATTGTGATAATTTTTCTACCATCTCTTTTTCAGCATGCTCGCGCCATTGCTTGAGCCATGGACTACGATCGCACTCTCGCACATGCCGCATGACTTGTTCTCGTCCTGCAGACTCTATGGCTTCGCCAAGGAAAATACGCATGACAGTGGCACCGTAGTGCTTGATGACCATGATCATAGGTTCATTGTCATCTATGGTCCAAGTGTAGCCATCGTCATGCATGATTAGACCTTGTTTTTAGTTACGATAAGGATTTCTTCAACAGCCTCAAGATCTGTTTGATCTTTTTCAAAGTCGCCCTTGAATGCTTTGGTAATGGCCTTGTTAAGCACAGCGGCCTTGATGTCCATTTCTTCGGCAATGGCCGCTACTGTTTCCTTGAGTCCAACATTGAGATCGTCGATCTCACGCTTGACTTGGACGCCTTCTTGGATTACTTTTGTCAACTTAGCAACTTGTTCAGGTGTAAAACTCATAATGATTCTCCGTGGGTTAAAGGATTACAGTAGTAAGTGTAGCACAAAATCGTTGAGTGGTCAACGACGTTCTATGTCAGATTCTTCGCACTCAGATCCAAATTGGATCTCTACTATGCGACAAGGTCCATTATAAGGATTGGTCAACTGGTGCCACTCATTGGCTCGTATTTCCACAGTTTCATGTGGACCTAGCGTTCTTGGCGGTAGTGTGTAGCCGCTGGGCATAGACGAATAAACATCACACATGCCTGAAACAACAAACCATAATTCATTGCGATTACGATGTCTTTGCATTGACAAACGTTGCCCTGGTTGAACTGTGAGTTCTTTGACTTTGGTCAGCCTGGTCATTTCGCCGCCTTGGTATAGCACACGATATTCGCCCCAAGGCCTAGGCGTTGTGGGCTCTTTCCACTCTCTGAGAAAATCACTGGAACTACCCAGTTTGTCCTCACCACCAATACCAAAGCGAAACTCAACGTCTTTGATTGACATCTCTGGAATATTTTGTGCGGTTCTATCACCGCCATTGGCAAACACAATGTGACTGGTGGGAAATTGTAGTTTTACTTTTTCTAATAGGTCGCAGGCTGAACCATCTGAATCATCAAAACTCAAAACATCATTGACACCCAGCATGGCACGGATTACAGAGGCTCTGTGATGCCAGGGCATGAAAGCACGACCTTTCTTGCGTTCCAACCAAGCATCGCTGTTGACACCCACAATAAGGTATTGACCTAGAGAACGTGCCGCTTTGATCATTGCAACATGGCCAGCGTGAATTGGGTCAAACCCTCCCGATATCACAACCACATTAGTGGAGTCTTTTAATTTCATCTATCATTTCCTTGGTTAAGTCTAGTTTACGATGTAGTTCAAAGTTGTGTTGTATGTCTGATAAACTAGCACAAATTAAATTTATCTTTACTGCTCTAGGCAAGTTTACCCAACGGTCCAACAAGTCATGCACATGGCGAAATCTCTTGTGTGGATCTTTGATCTTGTCGTAGTCTGTGCCAAAGCCGCAGAAGTTGGTTTTGAATCCCAACGACTCCAGCACTGACAGCGTTCCATAGTTGCCTAGAACCAAAAACGGGTGCCCGGCACTGATGGGCTTAAAAATCTTTTCGCTTAAAAAAGTAATGTCATCTTCAAAATGAGTTTCAGTGATCACGGTCAATAGGCTGTTTTGATAGATCCAAGGATTGATGTTGTCAGCAGGGTTTATTTCAAAGTCCTGTATGTCAAGGTGTCTAGGAAAATGTGCGTGAACAATGGTCCGCCATTGTTCGTAGTCAGCATCAATGAACAATGGCGTGTGATAGTCGCCTATCTGTCCACTGACTAGACCTTGATTCAATATACCTCTGCGAACAAGTTCATAGAAGTGATCATTGCGATGAATCTTTACAATGCGATTGAGACTGTTGTAGTCCTTGGCCTGTGTGTTAACCAAAGCATCATTGATCAAAGTAGAAGTGATTGATCTAGCATGCGGATTAAAAATAGAAAAAAACTTCAGACCTGAAATTAAAGTGATTCGTTTGTCAATGGAATTTGCATTACACCATTGTTGGTATTCCTCAACTACTCGATGGTTACCATGAACAACTACTATTTGTTCAATGGGAAGTTGAAGACGCATTGATGAATCATGTATTACACGAAATGCATCGTATGATTTAAGTAGATCTGGTCTAAGCCTATTAGAACTTTCTTTGTTAACAAACAAATGTCCTTCGGCCCAGGCCAACAAAACCAGACGCAATTTTTTGTCTTTAATGCCTTGTATTACATGCTCTGGTAATAGATCAAACACATTTTTTGTTTGCTCTTCGCTTAATATTGTTTGTCCAGTCCATAGTGCTGGAGAACCATTGACGTCTACAATGTAGATACCAGGCACCGGATACTCCTGGCCCACGCAACATTCAACCCCAGCATCAATTAAAGCCTGGCGAAACCAAATTCCCCGATCGTGAGCCACAATCCAATAGGTGCTACCATTGGGCGCAATGCTATGCTCAAAAAGATTGCTGTCAAGTGAGTGAT